TAGTCCAAAATATCTTACCAAGGATAAAGAGGCTATGAAAAGAGAAATAGACAGGGTATCAAAATTAAAATCAGATGATCCAAGTGCATATGGAAAGTGGGATGCTGATTACTCTGATAAAGAAAAGAAGAAAAAGTACAAGACTAAAAAATCCAAAGCAACTTCAGCTTACGAAAAAAGATTTGGAAAAACTGAAAAATGAAACTAATAGATCTATTTTTAGAAATTATTCAAGAAAAGCATTCTGCAAACGTAGAAAAAGCCTTGACGAATAAAGCAAAAGCGACTGGCATATCTAAGTCTACACTAAGACAGGTATATGATAAAGGACTTGCAGCTTGGAAAACAGGACACAGACCAGGAGTTTCACAACATCAGTGGGCCATGGCAAGAGTCAATAGTTTTGTTACTGGAAAAGGTAAAGCTAGGCAAGCAGATAGTAAACTTTGGAAATCAAGAAAGAAAATAAAGAAGAAATGATAAAACTCATTGATATACTAAGAGAGGCGTTTGAATTTTTTCCAACTTCGGGGGATCAAATAGAAAACGATTCTGTCAAAAAATTATTTTCTGTAATTAGCGGATACTCAAAAATAAAAATGGAGGATCCAATAGTTATGTCAGATCCCTCTTCCAAGATAATAAAAATATCAAGAAGTTTACAAAAGGATCCAAGTTTTGTAAAATACCTTTCGGATAAATTAAAAGTGGAAATAGATCCAATTTCAGGAGGAAAATGGGAAGGAGTGACTATAAAATGGGGAGACGGATCTAGGGGCGGAAGAGGTTCAAAGTCACAGGGTCCTGCTACAGAAAGTGCGCTAGTTAGAGATTTAAACTTACTAAGGGAAGAGGGAATATCAAAAGCGAACCAATCCAATTTTGCCTATCCAGGTTTAATGGCTGAGATGGCTAAAGAATTGGGATTGAAAAGGGATAATTTTGAGGTAAAAGAGATGGGAGGTAAAAATCAAAAGAGACCATTGAAATTTTCGCCATCTGGTCCAATCATAGATTTTGCTGGAGAATCCGTAGCTTCTACTCTTACTGATATTACTATTAAAAAAGGAAAGAAAGAGTACTACATATCCGTAAAATATGGTAATACAGTAGCTTTCTTCAATTCAGGAGTAACAAAAGCCCTACCAGCATCAGAAATAAAAAGCGGAAAGATAACAAATGCGAACGGTATTTCGTTGCTTGAAACTTTTGGTATAGACAATAAAACATTCTGTAAAGTATTTAATGAATACGGAAAAGAGGATTTTTCAAAAGAAAATAAGAATGCAGCTGCCACAAATTACGATATTGATAAGATAAAAAATCTAATAGAATCAGGCATAGGCAGTGGCTATTACATGATTCACGTAAAAAAATCTGGAGCAGAATTTTATAAGGTTGATGAAGATTACACAAAAACTGCAACTGATGTGTCTTCTCCAAGAGTGTATTATGGCGGATTAGAGGGAAACGGTAAGAGGGTAGATATTGTCATAGAATCTCCGCTATACTCTTTTAAAATAAATATAAGAAATAAACAAGGCGGTATATACCCTAGTCACATAATGTGTGATTACGTAAAAAAATAAAAATGATCAGTCTAATAAAAATACTACAAGAAGAAATAAAAGGTGAACCAGTCTACCCTGCAAATCACCAACCATTTATGTATAGTCCAGAAGGATTTAGCTGTGCTGTATGTGAATATTATAGCTACGAAAACGATCAGCATATATGTGGCAATGCTCAATTTGCTCAATGGAACGGTAGCGAAGTTATGGACATAAAAGATCCTACTAAATGGTGTAGTGATTGGTTTGAACCTAGAAAAAAATAAAAAATGATAAAACTAAGTAACTTTGTAAAAGAAAGTGGTATATCTAAAATTACCGAATCGAAAGTTTATAAGATTGAAATTATAAACAAGAATGGAAAATCCACAATTCATCATTTACCGGCAGATTCAATGCTCGATGTAAATAGAACAGTTGATTTACTTAAAAAGTCTAGAAATGTTATTGATGTTAAGATTTTAGGTATCAAAGATAAATCCTCAGTCAAAGAAACACCAAATCCTAAAGAGACTCCAGTTATATCTTTTGGAAATGAGAAGAGAGAAACATCAACAATGCCTTCTCTTCAAATGCAAGATATGGCAGCAATGGAAGAAGAGATGTGTAATGAGTGCGGCGGTGAAATGACTGGAGGATATTGCTCACAGTGTGGAGAAGAACCACAATCTGGAGACGGAGTTTGGGGAAATCCAACTGAAGATCATGAGTCTATGATGGCAAGAGGAGAACTCAAAGACATGATCTCGAATGCTTCTAAAATATACAACATGATCGAGCCAGGAACAGAACTTCCAGGTTGGGTTTCAGCATATATTACACTTGCAAGCGATTATATGCACAGTGTAGCAGAGTATGCAGCTGAAAATGCAAAACAATAAAAAATCAAAATATGAAAAAGTTTTTGTTATTCTTTATCTTACTATTCTCTTTTACGTTTAGCAATGCTCAAATCGTAACAGGAAACCTATTTTTACAAGGTAAGTATCTGGAAATAGGAGCTCAGGCAAACGCTTCTTTAGGATCTGGTATTGCTGCGCCTGCAGGTTACCATCCACGAAATTCAGGAGCGGTGTTTCTCTGCGGAGGTTCTTCTCCTAACTTACTAGCTTCGGTTTACGACTTTGGCTTAGATGGTTGGACTGTAGGTACTCCTAACTACATGGGAGATTACACACTTCCAGGTTCTCCGTGGGAAGGCTGGGGTATAGAAGTAAATGGAATTAGAGAGTGGGCTTATTCAACTAACTGTAATTTATCAGGAGGTTTAGGCGCTGCAATAGGTTCGTGGACTTCATATTCTACAACAGGTGGAAGAATGATTGGAAACTGGACTGGTTCGTTTTTAACAGGACAACTTCAAATACGAAAAGAGTATAGAGTAGACACACTATCGTCTTCTCTTGTAGTTACTGTTAAGTTATACAATACTGGAACTACTCCTCTCAACAACGTCTATTACATGAGATCTTGCGACCCAGACCAATCGGTACCATGGGGTGGATCTTTCACAACAGCAAATACTATACGATTCCAAAATGACTTTTATCACAGAGTAATGGTATCTGCCACTGCAACAGGAGGAGCGACGTCAACAGGAACTCCACCAGCAGCAGTAGCGTTAGGTACCAAAGATAATCGAGCTAAGTGTTTGATTTACAATTCATGGCCACTACCAACAGGAACTTCCTATGCAGCAATGTGGGTAGGAACGGTAACGGGGTTAGGAACTACGTACTACACAGTTAACTCTGGAACTTCTTCAGACATTGCCATTGCACTTATGTTCAATTTGTGTAACATAGCACCAGCAGATTCCACAGTATTTTCTTACGCTTACATCTACAACGGAGCAACTTCAATGATAGGAGCTTTGGACTCTGCATTTCCAGAACCTCAGCTAGTAGTAAACGGTACGGTAATGGACTCGGTAGACACAGTAACTACTTGTATTGCAGCGTCTGGTATAGCAAACATTACTATTCCAGGAGGTGACGATAAATCTTGGTCTTGGAGTAAATGGATATGGTCTCCTGGTACTGGATTGTCTTCTACAACAGGAGTAAGCAATACACTTACAATGTCAGCTATTACTGCTGTTACTACATTTACTATAACTGGTTCAGACACAACTCACTGTCGTCAACTTAACAAGACTTTTCTACTTACTGTAATTCCAATATTTTCAGCTTCTCCAATAACAAGAGACACTTTTTATTGTCAAAATTCAATTGCAGCATCTTTGAGTTCTGGAGTAGTTGGAGTAGGAACTTTAAAGTGGTACACAGCAGCGACTGGAGGTACAGGGACGACTACGGCTCCAATACCTTCAACTACAACTGCCGGAACTACTACATGGTGGGTAACTCAAACGGTTGCAGGATGTGAATCTAACCGAGTACCAATTTCAGTAGTCATCAATCCAACATATATCGATACCATTGCAGTGTCTATATGTCCAGGAGATAGTTACACGTTTAATGGAACATCCTACTCAACAGCTGGTATATTCCCAATAATGTTTTACACCGTAAAAGGATGTGACTCACTTATTAAGATAGCTGTTACAATACTTCCGACAAATCAAATTACAGTATACGATTCTATTTGTCAAGGAGATACAATACAATTTGCAGGAAACGTTTACAGCGAAAAAGGAACGTACTCAACCACTTTTGCAAATCAATTCGGTTGTGACTCTACAATGACTCTGGTGTTAAAAGTCATTCCTATTCCATCAGCAAGAGTAGATGAATATCCAAAAAGTCAAATTTGCAAAGGGGATACAGTTAAAATACTTGCTACCACACAAAAGAACAATGTACTATTGTATTACTGGAATTTTGGGGGTTCTACGCTTGTGGGATCATCCGTTAATCCTGAAGGTGTTTACACATTTGCATATCCAGACTCAGGTATATACAAAATCAAATTAGTTGTTAAGAATACACTTTGCTATTCAGATACAATAGTAAAAGTTATTGACGTACAGAACTATCCTGACGCTAGAATTAAAAGGTTTGACGACAACATTTGCATAGACGATGAATTGGATTTTGAACCATTACATCCTAGACAAGGAGTTATATACCGTTGGATGCCAGCTAATTACTTCCCAGGAGAAAACTTCGTTAGTCAAACTTACATCACAGGAATCATTGACAAAGCTAGAACAGTAACTCTACTAGCAATGACAACTCATGGATGTATTAGCATAGACTCAGCAGAAGTCAATCCACGCTCATGCTGTCAGTTTGCAGTACCAAGCGCATTCACACCTAACGGAGATGGTCGCAACGACTTATTTAGACCAATAGGTGGAAGATTTAAGATTCATCAGTTCAGCGTGTTCAACCGTTGGGGAGAAGAAGTTTATGTTTATAGGGCGTCAACACTTAAAGGCTGGGATGGAACTTACAAAGGATATCCACAAGAGTTAGGAGTGTATTATTGGGTAGTGAGTTACGAATGTGAAGGAGTAGAACACATAGAGAAAGGAGACGTGACGTTAATTAGATAATATTTATACAAAACCAAGAAATGATAAAGCTTACTGATATATTAAAAAGATTACTTAATGAGATTGGAGAAGAACAAACTCCAGTTAATCCAGAGTTTGAAGCAGATCCTATGGGGTATATTCTCAAGAAGTACAAAAGATTACATGCAAATCTTACTTCACTTATGGGAGAAAACTTTGAGGAGTATCTTGCTGGAATATTTATCATGTCAGGAAAGCCAACAACTTTCAAAGTACTTCTTAAAAACGGTCAGTATTTCTATATGACATTCATGGGTAAAGCGTATGAAGCCACTGTTTTAGGAAAGAGATATTATCTTATGAATCTAGGTGAAATACAAAGAGCTACAATGGCGATTAACAGACTTCAAAGATTAGGTGCAAAACCAAACGCAGAAGGTCCTGGAGAAGAATCAGGTTCAAGATCAGAGGAACTCCCAACAGAAAAAGAAGAACCAGCATCAGAGCCAGAAGAGACAACATAACTCAAAACATACATTTTATAGAGTCGAGTAAATAGGTTATAATGTTACTAAAGGATCTATAAGTATAATCGTTCAATTACGATATATTTATAAACAAAAGTTTTATGTCTCAGCCAAAAATACAATCGGCAGCAATAAAGGATAAGATACGCGAAGAATTCATGAAATGTGCCACAGATCCGGTGTATTTCATGAGGAAGTATTATATGATTCAGCATCCTCAAAAAGGCAGGATGTTGTTTAATTTATATCCTTTCCAGGAATCAGTATTAAAAGTATTCACTGGAGATAAAAACGTAATAATAAACAAATCAAGGCAGTTAGGAATATCAACACTAGTATCAGCGTATGCTCTATGGTTGATGGTATTTCATAAGGATAAAAACGTACTTGTAATCGCAACAAAGCAGGAGACTGCAAAGAATATGGTTACAAAAGTGCGGTTTGCTTATGATAATCTTCCTACGTGGTTAAAGATAGGCACAACTGAAGATAACCGTTTGAGTCTAAGGCTTACAAATGGTTCTCAGATCAAAGCAGTATCAGGAGCAAGTGACTCTGCACGTTCTGAAGCGGTATCTCTGCTTGCAATGGATGAAGCTGCGTTTATTGATAATGCTGAAGAGCTTTTTGGTTCTGCACAGCAAACTTTGGCAACTGGTGGTAAATGTATTGCACTATCGACTCCAAATGGCGTTGGTAACTGGTTCCACAAGTCATATACAAAAGCACAAAAGAAAGAAAACAGTTTTGTTCCAGTATCTCTTCCATGGACAGTACACCCTGAAAGAAATCAGACTTGGAGAGATAAACAGGATCAGGACCTAGGAATAAGGATGGCTGCACAGGAATGTGATTGTGACTTCTCAAGCTCAGGTAATACCGTGATCATTCCAGATATCTTAACATGGCACGAAGACAATTCAGTCGTAGAACCATTAGAGAGAAGAGGACTTGATAAAGCAATGTGGATTTGGGAGTACCCAAGCCCGATGAAGACGTATCTACTATGTGCAGACGTTGCTAGAGGAGATGGAGCTGACTACTCCGCATTCCATATCATAGACGTAGATACACTGACCCAGGTAGCAGAATATCAGTCCCAGTGTGATACCAGAGAGTTTGCCAAGACAATATTAGCGGCAGCATTTGAATACAATAATGCCCTAGTCGCTGTGGAGAATGCAAACATAGGCTGGGACGTTCTACAGTCATTGATAGAAAGTGGATATCAAAACCTACATTACTCGCATAGAACAGACTTTAGTTTAGATCAAGAAAAAAGACTTGAAAGATATGGAGCAACAGATTCTCTAGTTCCAGGATTTACAATGTCAAGTGCGTCTAGACCATTGATAGTTGAAAGGATGAGAGACTTTATAGAGACAAAGCAAGTAAAGATCAGATCTATAAGGCTTTTAGAGGAACTAAGGGTATTCATATGGAAAAACAGTAAAGCTCAAGCAATGCAAGGATATAATGACGACCTTGTAATGTCTTTTGCGATATCTATGTATATGAGAGACTCTTCGATCAGGTTTAGAAGAACTGCAGAGAGTTTAACATACGCAGCATTAAATAGCATAAAAAAAGCTGGAGACGCTCCGGTATATAATACATCAAATTTCATGAATCACAATCCTTGGCAAATGGAAGTGGGTTCCAATAACGGAAGTACTATAGAAGATTTGTCTTGGTTAATATAATAGAAAATGGCAGAAGTACAACAGAATTTATTTTCCACACTACGTAGACTATTTAGCACAGACGTTATTATAAGAAACGCTGGTGGTACTACACTTCAGGTGATGGATACTGATAATGTCCAGGCAAATGGTGTTATTCAGACTAACTCACTGATAGATAGGTTCCACAAAGTTTATACGACCTCTACAGCATACGGGGTTAACTTAAACCTTGCAATGAACTACCAATCAGCAAGGGTTCAGATATACGCTGATTATGACGCGATGGACACTGATGCTATTGTGGCTTCTGCGCTGGATATTATAGCAGATGAGTGTACGCTAAAGAATGAACAAGGTCAAGTACTTACGATCAGATCTTCAGATGAGAATATTCAAAAGCTACTTGAGAATCTATTCTACTCAGTATTAAATATCGAGTTCAATCTTTGGTCTTGGATAAGAAACATGTGTAAGTACGGAGACTTCTACCTAAAGATGGAGATCTCAGAAAAATATGGAGTATATAATGTAATCCCATTCTCAGCTTATAACATAGTTCGCCAAGAGGGTTACAATCCAAATAATCCAAATGAGGTAAGATTTAAGTTCGATCCTAACGCAGCTCTATCTTCCACTTCAGGATATACTTCGGCTTTCAATAACCAAGACCCAGGCGTATGGTTTGACAATTATGAAATGGCGCATTTTAGGCTCATTGGGGACGTTAATTATCTCCCTTATGGTAGATCATATCTAGAGCCTGCAAGAAAGCTATTTAAGCAGTATACGCTCATCGAGGACGCAATGTTGATTCATAGGATAACACGTGCTCCAGAAAGAAGGATATTCTACACAAACGTTGGAGCGATTCCACCAAATGAGGTTGAGAACTATGTTCAGAGGATGATCAATAAGATGAAAAAGACTCCACT